CCATAAGTGGATTTAAGACCTTCAAAAACTTGATCGTCAGTCATTTTGGTGCGGGGCATTGTGTGGTGTGTTTCTCAACTGAAGCTATAATACCCCATTGAAGGGGGGATGGTCAGATGGGTGTGACAGTTCCCAAACTGGCCCTACAATATGTCTTTTACTTTACCAACCAAATTTCGTCCCCAAAAATCAAAAATAGAAATTTGTATTTCAGGATCAACAACATACAAAGAAGCTAAACACCTTTGCTGTGAAGTCTGAACTTCAACATGTCCATATAAAAATGTTGTGGCATCTGTAGAAAAAATGTTTGACAAATTGACAAACTTCTTTCCTTTCCCCACAAAAATATTTGAGAACTTTTCAGAATCTTTATATAAATCAACCATCGCAAATTTGACTTGAGTTTTTTTAAAAATTTTCCAATATTTAACAAAATTATTAACTCCACCAAAGTGGTCAATTAGTTCTTTATATAAATTTGAAAAAGATTCATCCTCAACATAATTACAATCCGTTTTACCTATCCAAGTAAAATGATCTTTTTCCGAAAAACTTCTAATACAATCAATTAGATCATCATTTTTCCAACCGTGAAAATGTTTGTACCATCTTAAACTTTTTGAATTAAAATCATAGACTATAACTTTTCCATTATTATTGAGTTTTTTATTTTTAAAAATATTTTCACTCAATGTTATTACAGGCCAATTATTCAAAAACATAGCCTTTAAAAGTTTCCAACCTCTTCCTGCTTCAGATTGAATGGTTTGTTTTTTTGAATACTTAACCCACAAAGGTGTGTAGTCATCGTGAAAATTTTCAACACTTCTTTCTACTACAGGTAGTAATTGTTTACCAGAACACCACTCCCCAAATTCTGGACATCCAACATCTTTCCATGCAGAAACATTAACTATAAAAAACTGCGGATGTAACTCCAACCATTTTCCAGGCCAAGCTAGTATATGACCAGCGACTCCAAAATTATTTTCTTTTATAAAATCTCTAATTTCTCTATCGTAATCAAAACTTCTTAGAGTACATCCAGCAGATTGTATTACACAATATCGATACCCCTTAATCAAAGCCTCTTTCAATATTTCATGTACTTCATCTGCACAAATTATCTCTGCATTATTTCTAGGTCGGTTGAGGTAAAACAAAGTCGCACCTTTAGCTCTCAAATACATTGAAAAACTATTAATTGACTGCCTTTGATTATAAACTCCGTAACAAATTTTTTCTTCTCTCATGTCAATTTGTTTAAATGCAGTTTGAATCAATCTATCATTAATGTGCCCATGAACTATAAAATGATATCTAGGCTCATTACTATTGTTATGAACCGCATGAATATTACCTATATCAAGAAAAAATCCGGTTCCTTGTTTAAAAGGAACTCTTCCCCAATTTTTAAAGTAAAAATTACACCCTTCTGGATTATTAATTGCTATATTTAAAGGACCAAAGATTCTACCTTCTCCATCAGAATGAGGCATAATATATCCACCAGGAGCCAGTCTCATGATTCTGACTCTATCATAATCTTTATATCCCAATTTTTTTAAGAACTCAACACAAGTTGGAAAATATTTACATGCATCTGTCCATTTGTAATTTGGTTCAGACAATCCATACTGATCATAATTTTCGGTAGCATCAGGTCTTATGCCATGCAAAGTTAAAGCCGACCAACCATCATGGGAATAACTCAGGTGTTTATCTTTTTGTCTATGTCCAACAAATAGATGATCATTTTTAATACACTCTTGGTGCATCTTTTCAAAGTCATCTTTAAAGTCTATTTGCAGAAAAGGCCAATCGGACTCAGACACATCAAAATATTATGGTACACTTGTGGGATACCATTGATTTCTCAATGAAAATTTCACAAATTCATCAATTACTTTATTCATAAAAACTCAACTTTTTTTATCCCCTTAACCTTTGAAAAAACTTCATTATTCCACCTCTTTTGTAAATCTTTGTCAGTATACCAATCATATTCAATTGGATGAAACTTTGAAAGATCTCGATTAATTATGATGCATCCAAGATAATATCTACCAAAAGCGAATTTACTCAGATCATCTGTAGGAATCAAATCCCGAACTTCTTTACTTAGGGTTTTATACCATTTGTAATACTGCGATTCAGCTTCGTTTAAAAAAAACGAAGCTTCTTGAAAACAGAGCCAGACTTCTGAACTATACTTATTCTGAACTTTTATTTGGTTATTAGTAATTACTCGAACATCATTGTCCAACCAAACATGCAAATAATCTTTACCTAAGGTATTATATCCAAGATAAAGATGACCCCATGCATATTCTGCGGTTAAAAATAATTTATCTGTTTCTTCTAAATCTTTACCAGGATATGGAGGATAAACCGTAACTAAGGCACTATAATTTGGATAATCTCTTGGAGTTGAATCCATTGCGGTTTCAGTCACATGAATCCATTCATTTAAATCTAACCAAAGATCATGAACTTTTTGGCCACGATACCACGGGCCTTCACCATCTCCAGCTCCGTATTCTCCATACTCCTCAAATTTTTCATGTAAATAATTCAATGTATTTCTGCATATATTTTTTGTTCCTTTGAAAGAAACTAAAATTTCATCTCCATAAGCATCATTAATTTGCTTAACTATAGAATTTAATTTTTCTTTTAGTTCACCTAGATGAAGATAATTTTTATTTGATATTTTGAGGTTAAGATATGCATCTGGTTTTTTCAGAGAATCCTTAACCTCATTTACCCATTTTTCTCTCAAACTATTCAATTGTAACTGATACTCTAATTGTAAAAATTGGTTATTTTCTAGTTCAAAAGTAAATCTTACTCTATTTTTTTCAAAAAGTTTCATAACCCAATAAATCAATCAATAATATAAATTATTTATTCTCAGTCAAATCGAGAACTCATCATATCTGCACTGCGTTTTTTGTCTGCACGGAGTTTTGCAACTTTTTGTTCGGGTGATCTTGGACCGCCATATTCACCAGCTTTAGGTGGCTTTTTACCTGGTTCTTTTTTTCTTTGGCCCGCAGGAGTTCCCTCCATTTTACGCATCATTCTTTTTACGCTAGTATATGCTTTATCATCCTTAGCGCCACCTTTGGCAGTTGGTCTACCAGTTTTAGTGTTGATACCAGTTTCCTTTTCAACACGATTCAATTCCATAATATCTTCAAACCAAGCTTCACTCATGTTGAGAATGATTTTATCTGCGGCTTCTTCGGTTGAAGCATATCCCTCATCTAGAAGATGACACAAAACAAATTCATATGTGTCAAAACTTTCGCCAATCTCACCCATAGCCTTTTGCTTACGGAGTTTCTTGGGGTTCTTGGTTACAGTACCAGAACCAGGTTTGTGTCCGCCAGAAGTATACTCAACAGCACTATCTCTTGCATAATCTCTACTATCTTGGTCAAGTTTACCCCTACCAGATTTGCCTAACATCCCAGACCATCTTGGTTTAGTAGATTTCTTACCACGATTTCCTACATCAGGACCGTTATCAATTCTCTGAGTATGCTTTTCGATTGATTTTACTTTTTTAGTTTTCTCACCTTTCTGCGAATACTCACTTGCAGGTTTCTCACGTCTTGCAATAGCAAGTTTACCCATTGCTGCTCTTGCCTTGGGTGTCTTACCGTAAGAACCTTCTGCTTCAAGGATTGCATCAATGGTTTCCTCATCTAGTTCATTTGCCATCATCCACTCTGCCTCTTCCAGAGTTTCTGCGTATCCTTCTACTTGGAGGAACTCAAGGACTACATCAAAGACATCAAGTTCTTCTTTAGCAAACTCTCCCATTGCTTTTTGCTTACGGAGTTTCTTAGGATTCTTAGTTACTCCACCAGGGCCCTGTGAAGGGTAATCATGACCCCTAGGTGAACCATGTGCATCACCTGCTCTTGCTTCTTCCCTATCAGAAGCAGTCATTCCTTTTCTTGGAGAAGTCTCAGACTTTCTTTCTGCAGGATTAGTTCTTCTGAGCATTTTCTTGAGGAAAGGCTTTCTCTTTGCAGTCATCTTGGTCTTTGATGCTGCACTGTATGCCTTTGGAGTTTCACCGTATGAACCTTCTGCTTCATCTAGATAGAACTCATGCATCTCTTCCCAAGTATAGTCGGAGAGATCATAACCCTCTTCCATAAGTTCATTTACCCAAGTTTCAAACTCTTCATTCTTTTCCTCTGCTGACTTTCTTTCTGCCTTTCTTTTTCCCAGTTCCGCTCCTCTTTTTCTTTTTTCTATGGTTTTCAGTTGACTAATATCTTTGTTAACAGCACCTTTAACAAAAGCACCAACCATAGATTTTACATTCTTTTTGGCATATTCATTCGCTTTTTCAGGAGTGTCTAACACTTCATCAAGTTGATGTACTTGATTATAAGCTTCAGTTAGGTTTTGAAAATCGTTAGAGTTCATCTTTACAAATACTTTTTTAAGTATTTAGTAAAAAAGAGGGGTATACCCCTCATGCAACTAGATCAATAAATTCCCCAAGAATTTTTTTGTTCATTTTCTTACTCTTCAATGATTTTACAAAAGCAGATTTAATCTGACTCTTACTTGCATCCTCTGCAACATCAAACTCACTTTCCTGAGAAAGAGCCGAACCAGAAAGACCAAAATAAGAATGGTATCCAGAATTTTTGATCGAAAAAGAACGATTCTTTTTCCAATCATTAATAACCTGAATATATTCTTTGTTATCTTGACAATAACCAGAAGAGTAATCGTAGTTATTGTAATACTTACGAATAAAAGAATTGGCCTCACGATTCTCAAGAACTCGCATACCAATAAAGTTTACGGAAGGAAAACTATCTCGAAGATTCTCAAGAAGAGTATCAGTCAGTTGATGATATTCTTCACGAACTTTATAAGTACGACCAACCTTACGATCACGAATAAAAGAAGGATAGCTCTGGAGGGAGTTCAGTCCAATATAAACTTCCTCTGGATTGTTTTTGGAACGACCAGTAAACTCTTTGTGAAACTTAAGATAACAAGCTTCACCATCAGTAAGAACAACGCACTGAACTTTCTGGAGTTTATTTTCTTTTTGGAACTTAGGAAGAATTTGATGAAGAGCAATCAAAGACTCATTCAAAGGAGTACCAGAAAGACACAAACGAGCTGGAGTAGTATACATCGGTGCATTATTATAAGAATACTTAAATTCCTTAGCAATCCGATAGATGTTAATCATCTGTTCTTCAAGAACACGATTGTTTACTTTACTGGTGAAAAGATTCATCAGAGAGAAAGACTCATCAACATGAATCAAACCATGTTTCTTCTGGTAATGAGGTTCCATTTTAATAAAATTTCCATCCTCATCATAAGAATTACGTCGCCACTCATTGGTAAATGCATAAACCTCAAAGGGAATTGTGACTTTCTTACAGAACCAAATCAAGTTATAAAGTTGTTTGATCGTGTCTTGCATCACATTACTCATAGATCCAGACCAGTCTAGAATGAACACCAGACCGTGATTCTTGCCATCTGCAAGAGTCGTTACCTTGCGGAACAAGTCTTCATTATATTTGTAGGTGTGAAGTTTGGAACAATCCAAAACACCAGTACGAGCCGTGGTTGAACGAGCATAAGAGTCTGCGGCTTTCTTACATTCAAACTCCTTCACCAGATAGTTGACTTCCTTCTGAGCCGAACGCTTAAACTCAAGGTACTCTTTATCAACACTTTTAAAGAGAACGTCTCGCGGATTTGAACAAGTCTCACCAAACTTTTCTACAGACTTATTCCACCAGTTATTGATCTCCGCATGGATTTCAGAGTTAAGTGCAATCACAGTATTCAGATTCAGTTTAGGAAGTTCAACATAAACATTCTCATAAGAAGAAGTGTTTACAAGATCCCTAATCGCTTCCTCAAGACTATCAGCGGTACGGACTTCGGGTTCAGAGGTCTCTCCACCTTGATTGGTTTGTTCCATAGTGGGTTGATCCATCTTATCCTCTGACTGACCCTCAGAGGACGCCTGACCACCATCTCCAGATGTTTCCAGTTCATCCTCTGCAGATTGATTCTGATATTCTGGAGTAGGTTCTGACCCACCTCCAAAATTATGTTCAACATTATCCAGAGAACTAATCTTAGTTTCTTGTTTCTGTTCTTTCTTACAATATTCGTAGAGTTTTACAGCGGCTTCAATCGCTTCATCAAAAGTTTCTGCATCACCAATCATTTCAACGATCTCCAGTTCCTCTGGATTGAACTGAAGTTCAAGATAGTTTCCAATCTTGAAATATAGATTGACACGATCAGCCAGATTAAAAGTAGAAAGATCTTCGTCTTTTACTTGAAAGAAATCGTCATCATGCAGCTCCCGATAACCTGCATAGAAACACTTGTTCATTCCACCATAACGACGCTTCATCAGTTTCTCAATCCGAGCGTCTTCAGTCACATTCACGAATTGTTGAGGAATGGAGAACTTCACACTCCAATCTTCATTAGGAGTATAGAGTGCTGCAGTGGGAACATTCTTGTGTTCCACCACCAGATCTTCAGTTGCGAGGAGACGGGCGAGATGACCTTTGACTTCGTGGTTAACAGGCATGGATTTCGTTTCGTATGCAGCCATAATACGAAGAAACCGCCCCATTGGAGCGGTTCATGTGACGCTTTTTGAACTGGGCCAGTCGTGCTTTTGCCTGGCGCAGTGCTTGCGGTTTAAGTTTTCGTTTCTGGGGTTTCCCAGAGTTGTGTTGCCAGTTTGGTGTGGTCATGACACTAGTTTACTGAACCCTTTTACTTTATCAAATTTCATCACCCTGTCAAATTTGTCCATGAGATCGTCGGTCTTGTGTGAGATAACGAACACATGAGCGTCCTGAATTACATAACGAACAATATTTGTGAAGAAGTCTGTTCCTGCACCATCCAAAGAACTATCAAAGATTTCATCTAAGATGAGAAGATTTGTACTGGCCGAGTTTCTAAGTTTGGCAATGTCCCGCCAGGTAAACAAAAGAGAAAGGTCAATACGCATCTTCTCACCTTCACTAAATGACTCATAACTAAAATCTTCATGAACTGGTGACTTGATAACCTCCTTAAACTCCTCATCCAATGTGAAGTTGATGTAAAAATCCATCATCTGTAAATACTTGTTTATCTGCTGATTCATAAGAGGCAGATACTTTTTGATGATCTTGGACTTTACTCCACCATCTTTCATCAATGAATGAGCGAACTCGTAATAATTAACTTGTTCCTTTTCTGCAGATCTTTCTTTTTCTAATGTTTCAAGATCTTGTATTAAGTTTTCAAGGGCTTGACGTTCAGTATTTCGATTTTGAATTTGTTCGGTAATTTCTTGAATTTCATGTCCAAGATTTCGGATTTGTTTGTTAAGCCCAGTAATTTTAACATTGTTGTGGGAAATGTCATTGTTGAGTCTGTTGATCTCCGTAGAATAAGATAAAAATTGTTTGTCTTTTTCCTGTTCTACATTGATTGCATCCTCCAACTCTCGGTATCCGTCATTGAGTTCTTTGGATTTCTCCTCGATATCGGCAATCTTATTTAAGCGAAATTCATTTTCAATACTTTGAGTGCATGTGGGGCAAACCGAATTTTCTTGGAAAAACTTATGATCAGATACTAAAAGTTGTATCTTTTGTTCCAGTTTTGCCTTGATGGTACTGAGTTTTTTCAGAGTTGAGTTAGTATTGTTAAGTTCTTCTAACTTTGGTTGAAGTTCCGTTTCAATCATGACCAAAGTAGATTCATTATCAGTATTCAATTCATCAATTTCATTTTCAATGGTTTGAATACTATCTCTCTTTTTCTGAATACGATCCTTTCCACTCTTATCAAGATCCTTAATAAAACTTTCTTGCATCTCAATTTTATCTTCAATCATATCTTTCTTGATTGAATATTCACGAATGAGTTCATTTGTTCTACGCATCCTATCTTTTAGGATGTTGTTCATCGTAGAAAAAATCTTAATATCAAGAAGATCTTCCACAATCTCTCTACGATTAGAAGAGGTCAACTGCATGAATGGAACAAATGTAGCCGATCCCAGAATGACCGTCTGAGTAAATGACTTATAGTTAAGTTTCAGAATACCTTCTTCAAGTTTCTTTTGTTGATCTTGGGCTGCAGAATCTTGGTCCTGAACTTTACCATCAATCCATATCTCAAAAATATTTGGTTTGATACCTCGGACAACTTTATACTCCTTATTTCCGATAGAGAATTCAATCTCCACCAGACAATCTTTCTCATTAACAGAATTAATGAGTTGAGGTTTGTTGATTTTTCGGAATGGTTTGTTATACAAAACAAAGGTAAGAGCATCCAAAATCGTACTCTTACCGGAACCATTAGTACCGACAATCAAATTTGTCTTAGCGTCTTGAAAATCTACTTCTGTAAACTGATTTCCAGTAGAAAGAAAATTACGCCACTTAATCGTTTTGAACAATATCATATTTTCTAGGAGGAATCACAAAGTCATCAGGGGTAATGATAGCGTATTTGTAATTATACTGGTGACACGCTTTAATTGCAAGTTCTGGATCTACTTCAACTACTTCCATTTCAGGATGATCGTCAGCCTCTAAAAGACCGGCAAATCTCTCTGCGTCGTCTTCATCCTGAAAAAAGTATAATGTTTTTTCGCCATAGTCATTCGAAACGGCATAAGCACCGTCTTCATCTCCATATGGCGTGATCATGTACATACTTATTCTATTTCGCAAGCTTCTTGATAGACCTCTCGCAAAAGTTTTTTGACCTTTTCTTTATCTAGATCAAAATCAGAGTCCTCAACATATTTATTTAAAATGGTGATCGTATCCTCAATCTTTTCCTGATCAAAGTCAACATCATCATCATTGACTTCGAAGTTTTCAACAATCTTAATGTCTACAACTCCAGTCTTGTAAATTTTATCTACAAACTTTTCGAATGCCAGTTGATCGGACTTTTTGCGGACAACAATCTTTACAATCTTATCTTTACAGGATGTTGTATTAAATAATTTTGAATTCTGATCTTCATAATAAATCCTTTCAAACATATTATAAGGATTCTGAACGAACTCCAATTCAAAAGTCTCAGTATCAAAGAAGTTGAAACCTCGTTTATCATCAACATCATTCCAGTAAAGTTGATAGGAATTTCCAAGATAAAATACTTTACCATTATTAGAACGAGTGTGATAGTGTCCAGAACAGACGATTCTGAACTTATCAAAAACATTTACATCCATTCCATGTTGTTGGACATTTCCAGGATATACACTGAATCCATTCAGTTCTAGATGTCCAAATGCGGCTTTCGCTTTGGTTTTTGACATCTTCTCTAAAGTTTCATCACGATTCTCAGGAGAAATCCAAGGAATCATAAATGTGTCAAGTCCTGCAACTTCATATTCCCCAGGACTTGAGATAGGTACAATGTTGTCATACTCTCTTAGCAGGGACTCAATCGAGTTGACTTCATTGGTATTTTTATAATATGCGTCATGATTTCCTACAATTTGGTATACTGTAATACCTAGATCGCGGAACTTATCATAAACATTTTCTTTGGCCCAGTTTAGACACCAAAAATCAATAGACTTACGACTATCAAATGCATCACCTAAGTGAATACAATGTTTAATATTTCTTTTCTCTAGTTCAG